CCACCACCTCCTGAAGCGAGTTCGCCCCCCACGTCCCGATGGCCTCGTAGATGCGGTCACCGCCGTCGCCCACGATGTCGTCGCCGAGCTTGGCCAAGTCCGTGACCACGTTCGGCTTCAGTGCGGCCATCACCCCGGTGGATGCCGCCACCTGAAGCTGCTCCATCGACCGCTGGCCAGCCTTGCTCCCACTGAACCAGTTGATGGGGTCGGTCGCCCGGACCATCTTGTTGGCCACACGGAAGACGGCGTTCTCGGTCGCACTGTCCGTCACGGGACCCAGCGCGTTCATGCCCAACCGCTCGATGACCCGGAACTTCAGCGCGTCGGGGATGTCCTCGCCTGCGGCCACGCGCTCGGCGAGGTCCCGATTGACCGCACTACGCATCCCGCTGAGCTGACCTCGGGTGAGGTTCGCTTCGAGGATGTTCTCGCCACGCGCCGCCATCCGGGCGAGGTCGGCAATCTCGTCCGTCCCGCTGGCTGCCATCCGGGCGACGACACTGCCCTCGCGGAGCGCCGCCTGAGAGAAGACCCGCGCCACGCCAGCCGTGCCCTTGACCGCACCAGCGACCGCACCGACGCCCAGCGTCGCCCAGTTCACCGGGTCGGTCAGGATGCTGAAGACCATGTTCTGCATCGGGTCGCTGGTGAAGCCGCGACCCTCCATGACCATCCGGTCCAGCACGTCATCGCGGGTCAGGACGTGGCCGGTCTCATCCTCGGTCCCAATCAGCTTCTCGTCTTCGAGCGACAGGGAGCCACGGTTGAGGAACCCTCCCTCGCCCGTGCCCATCCCCGCGTATGTGCGCTCAACGGCACGACCCGCCAGCCCCAGCAGGTTGAGCATGGACTGGAACGCACCACCGATGTTCTTCGGGATGCGGAACGTGTCGCGCAGGATGTACGGGGAGTTCTCCTCGATGACGCTGTTGGCTTGGTCGATGATGGGTGCGACGAACGGGATGCCCTCGACACCCAGCCCGCCGACGATGCCCAGCGGGGCTTCGAGCGTCTTACCCACCACCTGCCCGAACTGCGCCGCGCCGCGCTGCACGTCCTCCCCGAACGGTGTCGTGACGAACTCACCGGCTGCACCGAGCAGCCCAGCGAACAGGCCACCCGGTGTGCTCGGGCTGTAGTACCGACCGATGGCATCGAGCGGCCCCTGCTCCTCCCCGTCCACCGGCAGGTAGTCGGTCTGCGCCCGCGACGCCGCCAGCGGGTCGAGCAGGTTCAGGTTCATCTTGCCGACGGAGGCGAACTGACGCTTCTGGGTGCTCCCGTCAGCAGGCCCGAAGTACGCGGGATTGCCACCACCACGACCGTAGACGGAGGCGTTGTCGTACACGGGTGCCGGACCCAGCGAGCCTCCCCCGAACCCCGCTGACCCCTGACCCCCTGACGCGGCGCGTTGACCCCACGTCCCGCCGGGCACCTACAGCTTCTCCATCTGCTTGTACTTGGTCTCGGGGTACTTCGGCACGTACGCACCCGGAGCCGGACCGTACGCACCGGGGTAGGCGTAGCTCGGTCCACTGGCACCGTAGCCCGGCGTCGGACCCGGCGGCTTGGGCACGGGAGCGGGCGGCGGCTTGGGTGTCGGCGGACCCTGCACCGGCTTGGGTGCAGGCGGTGGCGTGTAGTTCGGACCCGACACGGGCTTCGGTGCGGGGAACGCTGTCGGTCCCGTGTACCCAGCCGGGGTGTAGCTCTTCCCGCCCAGTGCGCCCATCCATGCGTACTGAGCCGGGAGCCCGTTGGACGCAGGGTTGAACTGGCCGGGCTGCATCATCTGCGGCATCCCCGGCACGGTGATGTTGCTCACACTGATGCTCGGGTTGAACACGTTGCGCTTCTGCGCTTCGAGGTCAGCCTGCTGCTGAGCGAAGGTCTGGCCACCGGTCGGCCTCGGGTTCGGACCGGCGAAGCCCGCGCCCAGACCCAGCCCGACCTGCGGCGTCCATGCGGCAGCCATCTGCCCGGCGAGCGAGTACTTCTCGTTGAGCCGCTTGTCGGCAGCGTCGATGCCCTTCAGCAAGTCGATGCGCCGGTCCAGCTCGGCCTGCCCGCCGTAGCCGGTGGGACCGAAGCCCTGCTTGGCCAGCGCGTCCACGTACGCTTGGTCCTGCGGGGTGCGCTTGTTCATCTCGGTGTAGCTATCGAGCAGCGAGCCCGCCTTGCCCTGCTTGTACAGGTCCACGGTCTGGCTGAGCTGCTGGTAGTCCCGCTGCCCGGCGATGCGAGCCGGGTCAGTGAGGGGAAGGCCCTCGATGCCCTGCTGGAACTGGCGCAGGTACTTGTCCGCGTTCTTCGAGGCGTCGGGGTTGTTCGAGGCGAAGCCCGTGGCGATGGCCTGCGCGGTCGAGGTCGCGCCCGACGAGCTGTACGTTCCCAGCACGAACGGCGGGTTGGGGTCGTCCTTGGTCGCCGTCCGAGTCGTGGACCGGGCTGCATCCACGCCCGCCACGATGTCCTTGATGTCACTCTGGAGGATGGGGTTGCCCTTGGCGTCGGTGCCCTGCGTGACCCCAACGACGACCCGACCCTGCGGGTCCTTCCTCTGGTCGGCTGCGACCGGCGGTTCGGTGTGGAACAGGAACGGGATGTCCACCCCGTTGCCAGTTCGGTAGAGCGTTCGGGTCACGCCATCAGGACCCTTGACCCCACGCAGCTCCAGCCACGGGTCGGGCGCATCCATCTGGCCGTTCTTCAGCGCGACACCGCCGACCGCCTTGGGGTCGATGGTCTCACCGGATGGCCCCACGTAGCTGATGTCCGGGGCGCTCGGCTGGATGTACATGGTCGGCGTGCGGGTGACGTGGGTCGGACCCTCGGGTCCCGTAGCCGCGCGGGTCTGGTCGGTGACCATCGTGTTGCCGGTGATGGCAATGGCCCCGGCGGGCGGGGGCGTGTTCACGTCGTAGATGATGGTCTGGTACATCGGCTGACCATGCCCGTCGAGCACGGGTCGCCCGTCCTGCACCATCGGCTGGGTCATCATCCAGCCGCCCCGGTCCAGCTTGTCCATGTCGCCGTTGATGAAGTTGCCGGTCTGGGCCAGCCAACCGGACGGCGTGTCGCGCCCACCAGCGGCATCGAAGATGGTGTAGCCCTCGGCCCGGTCGTCGCCCTGCCCGACCTTGGCGGCAGGCGGCTTGTTCTCCTTCCCGGCCAGCGTGTTGTTGAGCTGTTCGATGGTGTTCACGAGAGCAGAGCTGGTGCGCACGTCCTGCGTCGTGGCCGTCAGCGAACCAGCCCCGCCGACGACGTTCTTCACCTCACCCTGAAGCTTGTCGCGGAACCGCTCGGTGGCGTTCCTCGCACAGTAGGGGTCACCAGCACAGGCATCGAGGTCGAGCGCGTACGTGTCGGCTGCAATCTGGATGCGCTCGTTGGCCTCGGTCTGCTTGACCCGCGTCTTCTCGTAGCGCAGGTTCTCGCGCCGCCCGGACCACGCCTTGCGCTCGGTGTCGGTCGTGCTCTCCTGCACCAGCCGCTTCAGCCCGTCGTCACCCCGGTTGAGCAGGTCGGTGAGGTTCGACTGGGAGAAGGTCCAGTTCGGGTTCACCTTCTGGATTTCCTTGTTCATCTCGTCAACGAGACCCTGCACGTTGGGGTCGTCGGTCTTGCCGTCCTCGATGACATCCATGAACTTGCCGTAGGCCACACTGTTCGGGTCGATGTCGTCCAGCGAGTCGGCGTTCGGGGGCGCAGCGCCGTACGTCTTGGCGATGGCCACGAGGTAGCTGGTCGCGGTCTCGGCACCCTGCACGTGCTGCTTGTAGTACCCGTTGACCCACTTGTTGTGAGCCTCGGCGGCAGCGCGAGCACCGTTGGCGGAGCTGCGTGCCTTGGCCGCAGCGTTCCACTTGGCCGCACGTGACATCAACGAGCGCCAGAACTCGGAGTTCTTCTGAACCTCGGGCTTGCCCGCCCACTTGCGGTAGAACGCCGCCATGCCCGCGTCAGACAGCTTGCCTTGGTCGTTCTTCAGCGCCATCTTCGACTCTTCGATGGCGAAGGCATACTGGGTGTGGGTGTTCTGCCACTGGTCGTAGAGCGGGTCGTCCTCGCTCAGCCCCTCCATCCGGGACTTGAAGTGTGCGAGCAACCGGGTGTCGGAGACCCCCCTGCCGTCCACCTTCCCGCCGTTCTTCCACGCATCGACCATGTTCTGGTCGTACTGGTTCTGCGCCTCACGCAGCAGCGCAGCGATGGCACCCGAAAGGTCGGGTGCCTGTCGCGGCAGGCGACCGAACCGACCGGTCCGCGCCACCTAGCCCTCCTCGCGCTGGATTTCCTGCTGGCCCACGATGCGCGGACGCGCCTCGCCTTCCACAATCTGGTACTGGCTCAGCATCTGTGACGGGACCGCCGCCCCCTCGGGCGGCTGGACGGCACCCTCCGGCCCGGCTGCGCCCATCGCCGCGCCCTCGGGCGTGTTGCCGGGCATCTGCTCGGGTGGCGTCTCCGGCGTGACGCCGGGCTCGTTGAGCGAGGCCGTGCCCTCGGTCTGCGGGGCGGTCCCCCGCATCATGGCCATCTGCTGCTCCATGCTCATCTGGGCTTCTGCGCCCTGCTGCTGGAGCCCCGGCGGCTGCATCTGCTGCATCTGCTGCATCATCGCCATCAGGCTGACCATGACCTGCACCGACGCCGGGTTGATGGTCGCGTCGGTCTGCTCCTCGCGGATGAGGTTGAGTTCAGCCTCGGGGTCATCGACGCCCGTACGGTCCATTGCCCTCACCGACGACCAGAGCTTGCCTTCCTTCAGGTTGAGGGCAATCTGGCTCATCTCGGCGTCGTCGCGCGGGGTGAGCGACGGGCTCTGGATGAGGAGCGTCGCGGCCTCGTCAATGATGCCCTTCAGCTCGGTCTTCTTCTCCGCCCAGATGGTGGCGGCAAGACGCCACAGCTCCAGCCTCCACTTGTAGTAGAGGTCACGAGGCATCTTGATGCGGGTCTCGTAGTTCGACACGAGCGCGCTGATGGCCTTGCCCGAGTTCATCACCTGCGCCGGAGCCATGCCGCGCATCAGCTCGTTGAGCCCACTGATGTCGGTCAGCTCGCGGTCGATGCGAGCCATGTACTGCTCAATCTGGAACTCGGGCATCCACGGCTGGATGGCTTCGAGCCGGTTGCCCGCACCGGGAGCCAGCACCTTGTTCGGCTGCGGCTCCAGTCCGGGGCCGACCGTGCTCGGGGCCTCGGGTCCGGTGAGCTGCCAGAGCTGGCCCGCGACCGCCCGGTGAATCATCTGGGCGTTCTCGGACAGGCGCTCGTCCTTCTCGCGGATGAGCTGTTCGACATCGTGGAGGGACGAACGCCCTTCGGGCATCCCCGGCACGTAGCTGTTGAACAGTGGGACGTACGGGAGCTGGCCACGATACTCGGGGTGGCGCTTGTTCTTGACCATGTAGTTGCCGACGAAGATGGCGTTCCACGTCTCGAACTTCACCGGCTTGCCCGCCTCGATGCGGGCGTTCTTGCGCGGCTTGCGGTACCAGTAGTCGCAGACCTCGATGCGCAGGTCGGACGACATGAAGAACGACGCGACCGGTGTGTCGTACGCCCCGTAGTAGGCGGGCGAGACGATGTACAGGTAGGGCTTGCCGTTCTTGTCCTTGGCCTCGGCGCAGTGCAGGCCCCACTCTTCGAGCGCGGTGTCGGGTGAGACCAACGTGACGTAGGTCGCCCACTCCAGCTCGTGGTAGCGCGTGCTCTTCCAGCCCAGATACAGGTTCCGGGGCTGGTCCACGAGGTCGATGACCGGGTACTCCAGCTCGGGGCTCCACGTGACGCGCGCTGCCGTGCGCCCGTACAGGCACTTGGTCACACATGCCTTGTGGCTCAGCTCTTCGAGCTGGACGGCTTCCTTCCACGCCATGTAGCTACGCTCGACCAGCGTCGCCATCGCCCGGCCCTGTGTGGTGGGCTCAACCGGAATCATGTTCTCGATGGGCTGGTACGCCTGAAGCGCGGCGGGGATGTCCACGTAGGGCGGGTAGGCATTGACGCTGACGTGCGCCATGCCGTTGCCGGGGATGGCCGACGGGTCATCTGCCCAGTGGGAGGCCCCGCCCTTCGTGAACGCCTGTGGGTAGTACAGGTTGTCCCAGCGGTCGCACAGGATGGAGAAGCGGTCCTGCTCCGGCTGGAGGGCGAAGCGCCGTCGGCGCAGCATGTCCCAGAGGTCTCGCGCCTCTGGCTCGTCCAGCGTGTAGATGTCTGCCGGGACCTCGGAGGTGCCCCTTGCGATGTCGTACAACTACCGGCCTCGCTTGTTCATATCCGAGACGGAAGCGTACGTGACGACCCGACGACCGAAGCCAAGGTTGGGTGGCCCGCTGCTGATGCGAGATGCTACACCACGCGGGGTAGCCCCGAAGTAGTCAAGTGTGGCGTTGGTCACACCGGGTGGGTTGAGCCTCGCCATGTCCCACGCCACGGCCAGCGCCATCACCGCGTCAGTCGGCAGGCCCTTGTCGTTCAGCCGGTAGCCCAAGAGCTGGCGGCGGAGTTGGAGCCACAGGCCCGACCGGGGGAACTTCAGCTTCCCCTGCTCGATGGCTTGCTTCAGGTTGGCGAGCAGCTTCAGCTTGCGCCCACGTGTCCCTCCAAACTCGACCGAGCGTACGGGAATGGGCAGGGCGTCCCGGAACATCGTGCCGCCCATGCCGGTGGAGTCGATGCCCGTCTGACACGAGTAGCCCTCCCCGGTGTAGCTGTTGTGCGCGTTGGTCACGAGCGCAGCGATGACCGAGGTGGTGCTCCGGCCCGAGTGGCGTGAGGGCATCACCCCGATGGCGGGGGAACGCGAGTTGTCGAGCACGATGCTCCACGTGCTGTCGTAGGTGATGGCCGGGTCCGCGCCCTGCACGTAGCGGTGGTTCTTCTGAGCAGGCTGCATCTCGGGCAGCTCGTCCACGAACATCTGGTCCACCGCGACCTGTGAGAAGAACGAGTGCTTGCCTTCGAGGAACATCCCGTCGATGTTCTGAGGGATGAGGTCAGCAGGCATTGACCCCACCAGCCGGTCGAACATCGACTGGGTGATGCCGTACCCGATGTTCTGGCGGGTGCTCATGCGCAGCGACATCGAGTCCTTGCGCTTGTCGGGGGCGTTGGGGTCACCCCGGTACCAGTGGTCGGCGAAGGCGGTGAGACCTTCGGTCGCCGTTCCCACCAGCCAGAGCTGCCCGCCCGTGGACAGCCGCCGCATGTGCAGGACTTCGTTGACCACGAACTCGAAGTTCGGGTCGAACCCGCACTCGTCGTAGCTGATGCCGTTCATGTCCTTGCCCAGCGAGCCGATAGCCTTCTCGCCGGTCGTGCGGTAGTGGATGGTCCCACCGCCGAACACGGGGTGGATGCGGACCCACAGGTACTCGCCCCGGTACTTGGTGTCCCACGCGGCAACCGGTGCGCCCAACTCGTTGGTCAGCGGGCATCCGTTCTGCTGCGCCTCGTGGGTCCCCTGAAGGATGCGCACCAGCTCGACGTACGCCAGCTCGCTGGTCTCCTGCGCGATGGCGAAGTGGTACCACTCGTACGGCTGAGCGGTCCATTGGGCGAGCGAACGCTGCGACAGCACCCTCGGTGGGCGCATCCCGAGCTTGTAGAACGTCGAGTGGAAGTGGGCGATGGCCTCACCGAGCGTCTTGCCCGCACGGTTGCCCGCTGCGAGGGCGATGTCGAGGTATCGGGGCTGCCAGCCGGTCTCATCGCGCATGAGGATGGCGTTCCAGAGGTCCAACTGACCCTGATGGCCCTTGAT